ACTCCTGAGCTTATGGATGAGTGGCTAACCAATTCTAAAAAATTGGTAAAAGGTACTAAGATGAACTTCAAAGAAAAGAAAGAGTCTAAGCGCCAAGCTATTATTGAATACCTACAATCAATGGGTACAGAACAATAAAAAATGCATGGCGAATATGGGCAAAGAGCTTAGGTGAAAAAGTCGGAGAGACTGACACCCAAGCAAACGTAGTTGCCGTCATAAGAACTTTCTGGTGGGTAGTCCATATTGTTACCTGCTTTATGATTATTATACACAATGGAGCAAAATTAGGATGGTGGCTATAAAAACACAAACAACACAGGGATGAGATTATAATGTGTCCAGCATGTTAGATAACGAAACAGCCGACCGCATTGAGGAACTGGAATCTAATCTGGCGAAGGCGGTGGAAGCGTTGCAACAATTAGTCATTGAATATGATGAAGTTGACCTTGCCTATAATGAGCCAAAGTCTATGACCGCAGCATATGCCGTGGCCCTTAAAACCCTCGCAGAACTGAAAAGGGAAACAAATGAATAAAGGAATTGAAGAATGAGAAAACAAATGATTAATGCAGCGCATGACCATGCCAAAGCACATGTTGAAAAACATAAAATGAATATTGAAATTTATTTAACAAATCCAGTTGGTATCGGCGAACACTCTGATGTTATGGATGCAATCGAAAAAGAACTTGAGGAGATGGCGAAGTATGAAGATCATATGGAAATTCTTAACAAGTACTTCCCAGAGTAGAGATATGAGTCTGCATAGAGCTCATACTTCTAAATACGAAGATCTATGTATGTAAACACACACACACAAGGAGACTATTATGTCTAATAAAAACCCGTTTGAAATCCGTTCTGAAATGCTGCAACTTGCAAAAGAATATATGGATCAACAACAAGCTCTGAATATGACATTTGCTGAAAACATGGTTGAAGCTGGTAAGAAAACAGCTGAAGAAATGCAACAGGCATATCAAATGTATTCAATGGATGATCTTATGGAAAAAGCTAAAGAGATGTACTCTTTTGTTTCGAAAAAAGACTAAATTGTAGAGGGACTTCGGTCCCTCTTTTTTACTATGGAGAATAACATGATCAAACTAATTCGACTTACATCTGGTGAAGAACTTATTTGCGAAGCAAAAAAGGACGATAGTGGTTACAATTGTACTGACATTTCATTGATTATGCCTACTGAAAAGGGTGTAGGACTTATGGATTGGATGCCATATTCACAGATTCCAGAAAAAGGTGTATTCATTAAGAACGAAATTGTATTTCTTGTAACTGACCCTGTTGAAGGTTTTTTACAGCAATATAAATCCATCCACTCTAAAATTATTACTCCAAGCCAAGGATTAATCACATAAACCTGTTTACTTTCTCCGAAAACTTTGATATAATATTTACTATGCAATGGAGGTAAACCCTTGGAATTCTACACTAACGTAACTCGTTACGGTAACAGTCTTCTTTATCGTGGCTATAAAAATGGTCAACGTTTTGAAGACCGTATCAAATTCTCACCAACACTTTATCAAGCCGATCCAAACGGAACCGCGTATACCATGAATGGCGTGCGCGTTTCGCCACGTTTATTTGATACAATGCGTGAAGTAAAAGATTATCAGCAAGCATGGAAAGATGTTGGTGGTGCTGATAAAACCCTATATGGTCAAACCAACTTTGTTTCTTCTTTCATTCAAGAAAAGTTTCCTGGTAATATCGAATTTGATCGTGATATTATTAATGTGTCAACAATCGATATTGAAGTTGCTTCTGATGATGGATTCCCAACTCCAGAAGAAGCAGCTTACCCAGTAATCTCAATTACTATTAAAAACAATATTGATAACATTTATTATGTCTGGGGTTTATATGATTATAATCCTTCTGCTTGTACACTTGATAGTGTCACTGCTAATGATATTGTTTATGTTCAATGTCAAGATGAGCGAGAATTACTCTTACGCTTTCTTGCTCATTGGAATTCAGATCGTCATTGCCCTGATGTTATTACTGGTTGGAATACCCGCTTCTTCGATATTCCTTACCTCGTAAATCGTATTACTAAATTCATCGGTGAAGACTTTGCTAAAAAGATGTCGCCTTGGGGTGTAGTCAATCCTCGATCTGTAACAACTATGGGTCGTGAACAACAGTACTATAATCTTGAAGGTATTGCATCCCTTGATTATCTTGAACTTTTCAAAAAGTTTGGTTACTCATATGGTGCTCAAGAATCCTATAAACTAGATCATATTGGTCACGTTGTTCTTGGCGAACGTAAACTTTCTTACGAAGAATTCTCTTCACTTCATTCTCTTTACAAACATGACTTTCAAAAGTTTATTGACTATAACATCAAAGATGTTGAACTGGTTGATCGTCTTGAAGATAAGATGGGTTTGATTACCCTTGCACTTACTATGGCTTATCGCGGTGGAGTAAACTATACCGACACTCTTGGTACAACCGCAATCTGGGATTCAATTATCTTTCGAGATCTATCTCAACAGGGTATTGTTATTCCTGCAGCTGAAGACAAATTCAAATCTGATTATCCAGGTGGCTATGTAAAACCACCTCAAATTGGTTTACACGAATGGGTCGTTTCTTTTGACTTAGCTTCTCTTTATCCAAACATTATTGTTCAATGGAATATGTCGCCTGAAACTATTGTTGATGGTAAACGCGAACAAATGGATCCAGATATGGCTTTGGCCGGCAATATGCCTCAACTGAAAGGTGATTATGCGCTCGCAGCTAATGGTGTATATTTTACTAAAGAAAAGCAAGGTGTATTACCAAAAATCATTGTTGATTATTACAATGAACGTAAAGCGGTTAAAAAGCAAATGCTAACTTCTCAGCAAGAACTTGAAACAATTGATAAATCCAATGTTGTTGAAAAGTATCGGGTTGAACGTGATATTGCTCGTTATGAAAACCAGCAAATGGCTATTAAAATCTTGTTGAATTCACTTTATGGTGCATTGGGTAACAGGTACTTCCGTTACTTTGATCTTCGTGTTGCTGAAGGTATTACCTTAACTGGTCAAACTGTTATTCGTTGGGCTGAACGTTCTGTAAACGAATTCATGAATAAAATTGTAGGTACTAATAATAAAGATTATGTCATCGCTATTGATACTGATTCTGTCTATGTTAACTTTGGCCCTTTGGTTGAAAAGTTTGTCAAAGAAAAAGAAGTAGATACAATTGACAAAATATGTAAAGATCAGTTCGAGCCAATGCTTGAAAAGTCTTATCAAAATCTTTACGAAACATTTAATTGCTATATGCCTCGTATGGAAATGGATCGCGAAGCAATCGCTGATCGTGGTATCTGGACTGCGAAAAAACGTTATATCTTAAATGTTCATGACAATGAAGGTGTTCGTTATGCTGAACCAAAACTTAAGATTATGGGTATTGAAGCCATTAAGTCTTCTACTCCATCAGCATGTCGTGATGCACTGAAAGCTTTGTTCAAAGTAATTGTAACTGGTGATGAAGGTGCTACACAAAAAGCAATTCAACAATTCAAAGATTATTTTGTTACATTGCCACCAGAAAATGTATCCTTTCCTCGTGGTGTAAATGACACCATCAAATGGCGTGATCGTAAACTGATCTATAAAAAAGGTACTCCAATCCATGTACGTGGAGCACTCCTATATAATCATAATGTCAAAGACAAAAGCCTTGATAAGAAATACACACTTATTCAAAACGGTGAAAAGATCAAGTTTTGTTATTTGAAAATGCCAAATCCAATCAGAGAAAATGTTATTTCATTCCCTGATTATCTTCCACAAGAATTACAGCTTCATAAATACATTGACTATGATCTGCAATTCAAAAAAACCTTTTTGGATCCAATTGAACCAATCCTAGATGCTATTGGCTGGTCTGTTGAAGAAAAGGTATCAATTGAAGACTTCTTTGCATAAGGAACTTATACATGGCTAATACAGAAGCATACATACAATCATTAAAGAAAAAGCATAAACATTTGCATCAAACAATTGAAGCACTTGAAGCAGAAAAAGCTCCAGACGAAGTTATTACTCTTCGAAAAAAAGAAAAGCTTGCTTTGAAAGATAAAATTTCTGAACTTTCTTCAAAATAATTGTGTACATTCTTATTTGGTTGTGATATAATGGTTCTATACCAATGAGGAGAAGCGTATGTTCGGTGAAGTCAGCTACGAAGTTTTAGACGAAGTTATCATAGGCTCAAAGAAAAAGCCAG